AACTAAATGGCGCTCGCGTAGACCTTGACTATTCTCAGAAGAAGTTTGACGAACTAAATGCTTATGGAGAAAGTGTTAGACAGTGGGGCTTTGATACTTACGGCACCTCTATTACTAGCAACATCCAGTTGGTTAGATTGATGGAGAAACTTGGCGCTGAGATTACCGAAACTACCCCAAGCGGTCAGAAGTCGGCATCTAAAGACCAACTAAAGATGTTGTTGCGCGATGGCAACGATGAAGTCAAGCAATTGGCGGACATCGTTCTCAAGCAGAGAAAAGCCGACAAGTTGGCTAACACTTACTTCAAAAACTTTCTCGAGGGCAACATCGACGGGATTATGCACCCTTCCGTTAGAACTATGGGCGCTCGCACTGGTCGTATGTCTATCACAGACCCTGCGCTTCAGACCTTGCCGTCTGGTGACGCAACAGTCCGTCGTGCTTTTATCCCGAAAGACGAAGACCACGTAATTGTTTCTAGCGACCTTGACCAAGTTGAGTTTCGTCTGACCGCTAATTTGAGTCAAGACCCTGACCTAATCAATCTGTTCAACGAATCTGACAGAACTGGTGGAGACGTATTTACTGAAATTATGCGTCAGGTCTATCAAGACCCAACTGCCCAGAAGTCCGACAACCGACGCAAACTTATCAAGGGTGTCGTCTACGGAAAGTTGTATGGCGCTGGTGTTGCAACTATGGCTTTGACCGCTGGTGTTTCTGACGCGCAGATGAAGTCAGTAGTAGACGCATTTGATGGTAGTTACCCAGGTGTAAAACTTATGGCTCAGGCTATTGAGGACATCGGTATGAAGCGCCTACGTGCTGAAGGCGCTGGATATGTAAAGACTAAGACTGGACGTCGACTACCTTGTGACGATGACCGTGTTTACTCGCTAACTAACTATTTGATTCAGGCTAGTGCCGCTGAAATCTTTAAGCAGAACTTAGTAAAACTAGACAATGCCGATTTGACTGAACTTTTGATTGTCCCTGTTCACGATGAAATTGTTTTGAACGTTCCTAAAGACAATGTGAAAGAAGTTATGGAAACTGTTCGTGAGTGTATGACAACTCGCGAGGGTTGGGCAGTACCTCTTACTGCTGGTGTAGATGGTCCATTCGAGAACTGGGGACAAAAATATGAGTAAAAGGATGATTCTGGCTGTAGACCCTGGCAAGGCCAGCGGTATCTGCCTGTTTAGTTGGGAACGAAGTGAAGAGCCTGAGTTGGTGTGGGCTGGTGAGTATTTACAGCACCAGTATGCCGATGCTATTCGTTTGGCTATTCGCTCTTCGCAATCTGCTGGCATAAAAGTAGAAGTAGTGTGCGAGCGATTTACTATCAATGCCCAGACCGTAAGAAATTCTCAAGCGCCATACTCGTTGGAGCAGATTGGTATTTTGAGGCAGTGCTTGCTTGATGCTGGTTATCCTATGGACGACATCTCTTTCCAGTCTCCAGCCGATGCTAAGGCTATGTTCTCTAACGAAAAAATTAGAAAATTAGAATATTGGCACAAGGGTGGCGAAGGACACGCACTTGACGCAATCAGACACGCTTTATTATATATGGTAAAAAAAGGTTGGAATCCGACTAGACTTCTTAAGTAGTTGGAGATACTATTGGAAAAAGTAGATAATCTTTCACTTTTTCTGATAGTATGTATGTAATGACGAAAGGATGGCACCAGTGCCAGTAAATGTAGAACTTGACCAAGATGGCGAGCGTATCGTTATCAGCGCCGATTGGCGTTTCAAAGAATTATGTAAGAGTTTGCCGGGGTCTTCTTACGATGGAGCCACTCAGTCTTGGTCGGTGCCAGCGTCTTGGTCGTCTTGTCTAGCCCTAAGGTCTACATTCAAAAGCGACCTTGAGTTGGGCGAGGTGCTAAAGCAATGGGCTGGAACACTGAAGACAGAGTTTGTAGAGCCAGCGATGGCGCTTCGCAATGTGGAGCACTTGCCAGACGGTGAAGGCGATGCTGACCTATTCCCACACCAGCGTGCTGGCGTAAAGTTTCTAGCCACTGCTAAGCGTGCTTTGCTTGCTGACGAGCCTGGTCTTGGTAAAACCGCTCAGGCTATTCGAGGTATCAAAGCAATCAAAGACGCTGGAGAAGATGTATTCCCTGTGCTAATTGTTTGCCCGAACACTTTAAAAAAGAACTGGCAACGCGAGTTCAACAAGTGGTGGCCTGAAGTAAACGTCAAGGTAATCAAGGGCACGCCTATACAGCGTCGCAAGCAGTTTGAAGAAGAAGGCGTAGATGTCTACGTAATCAACTGGGAGTCGCTACGCACTCACTCACGTCTAGCACCTTACGGCTCAATTGCTTTGGCACGTTGCCCTGAGTGTAAAGGTCACGACGAGCGCGTCACCATTAACAAGTGTGAAGTGCACGAACGCGAACTAAACAAGATTCCTTTCAAGGCTGTGGTTGCTGACGAGATGCACCGCTCTAAAGACCCAAAGTCAAAGCAGACCCGTGCTTTGTGGGCTGCGTCAGGTGACGCTGAAATTAGATTTGCCCTAACTGGAACTCCAATCGCTAACAACGTGCTGGACCTATGGGCAATTCTTCACTGGATTTCTCCAAAGAACTGGCCTAGCAAAACTAAGTGGATTGACCGAATGGTTAGCACTATGCTCAACGCCTTTGGCGGAATGATGGTTCTTGGTCTCAAGCCAGAGATGGAAGCCGAATTCCACGCTACGGTTGACCCACACATGAGACGTATGCTCAAGGCAAACGTTCTGCCTTGGTTGCCTCCTGTAATCAACGAGCGTCGTGACGTAGAAATGTCTACTAAGCAAAAGAAGGCTTACGAGCAAATGCGTGACCACATGATTGCTGAACTTGAAGGTAGCGGTCCAGTGGTAGCGCCTAGCGTTCTCACCCAAACTACTCGCCTACACCAATTCGCTAGTTCATATGCTGAAATGGTTATCGACGAATTGACTGGCGACCAAAAGGCTATTTTGTCAGACCCCTCTTGTAAAATCGATGCTCTTATGGATGATATCGATAACGGCGATTTCGGTGACGACTCGGTAGCAGTTTGTGCTGTGTCCCGCCAGTTGCTAGAACTTCTAAGTGCTCGACTCGAGAAAGCCAAAATTCCCCACGGAATGATTACTGGTGCTCAGAACGAAGACGAGCGCCAAAAGGCTATCGACGATTTCCAGTCTGGTCGCATCAAGTGGATTCTATTCACTGATAAGGCTGGTGGTGTTGGTGTCACTCTGACAGCGGCACGTCAATTGGTTATGCTTCAGCGCCCTTGGTCACTTGTTGACCACAAGCAGGCGTTGGACCGCGTTCACCGTATTGGCTCCGAGATTCACGACTCTATTCTTATCATTGACTATGTCACTGAGGGAACTATCGAAGAGCGCGTGATTCAAGTATTGGAAACTAAAGCAGAAAACTTCGAGCAAATTGTTAACGATAAATCTCGTTTGCTCCAGTTGCTAAAAGACGACAAGGCAGGTAATCTGTAATTATGAATGACGTAACTACTACACCAGAGGTTGAGGCAGAACGCCCATACACTCTGTCTAACTCAGAGATTCAGGTATTCAAGGACTGCCGTCGCAAGTGGTGGCTCAACTATTACCGTCGTCTTATGCCACGCAAGAAGGACTACACAGGTGCTCTTGCTCTAGGTTCTCGTATTCACGAGGCTCTAGACCAGTATTACTCGTCAGACATGACAAAAGACCTGCTAGAAGTTCACGCTCAGTTGGTTGCCACCGACATGGCAAAGATGGTCGAAGAGTTTCGCGACACCCACGACCTAGAGGCTGAGGCTGAACTGGGTCGAATTATGCTGGAAGGCTACCTACAGTGGATGGACGAAGAAGGTATCGACTCTAACCTAGAGAAGATTTCTAACGAAGAGATTATCTCTATGCCATTATTTGACGGCAAGGTAATTCTTCAAGGCAAGTTGGATATGCGTGTTCGCCGTAAGAACGACGGAGTTCGTATGTTCCGCGACTTCAAGACTGTTGGCGGTTCTTTCTCGGACTTTGCTAATCAGGCTCAAATGAATGAGCAGATTATGACTTATATGCTTTTGGAGTCCGCTCAAAACAAGGAGCCAGGTGAACGCTCCGAAGGCGGTATCTTTACTATGCTCAAAAAGGTAAAGCGCACTGCTAACGCTCGACCACCTTTCTACGAGCAGATTGAAGTTCGCCACAACATTTTTACAATGCGTTCTTTCTGGCAAAGAATCCACGGAACTATTTCGGATTTGCTTGCTGTAAAGAAAGGTCTCGACGAAGGTGGAGACCCTAACTTCCTTGCTTACCCACGTCCTGGTAAGGACTGTAAATGGAAGTGCCAGTTCTACACTATTTGTCCGCTAATCGACGACGGAAGCGCCGCCGAAGCAGCAATTAGTGAGATGTATGAGGTCGCCGACCCATATGGATATTACGGAAAAGACGAAGAAAAGAAAGGTAGGTAGTGAGTAAGCATGTCAGATGTACAGCGTTCACTAACTCTTATGGTCTATGGCGAGTCAAAGGTTGGTAAGTCAACTTTTGCTGTTACAGCACCATACCCTCGCCTAATGCTCGACGTTGAGGGTGGACACCGATTCCTCCCAATCAACGTAAAGTATTGGGACCCAATGCGCGAAGAGCCACCAGTGGCTGACGGCACTTGGGACACTGTAGTTGTGCAGGTTCGTGACTACGATGTAGTCCTAAAAGCGTTCCAGTGGCTACAGTCAGGTAAGCACCAGTTCAAGTCACTAATCATCGACTCAATCTCTGAGTTGCAGGTTAAGTGTATGGACAACATCGCAGGCACAGAGCAGATGAAGATGCAACAGTGGGGAGAACTTCTTCGCCACATGGGTGCGCTACTTCGTGACCTTCGCGACCTAACGATGCACCCTACCCAGGCTCTTGAGGCGGTAGTGCTTACTGCGATGGCTAAGCGTGGTCAAGACAACCGTATGCACCCTTATCTACAGGGTCAGTTGGCTGTTCAGGCACCATACTTCTACGATGTTCTTGGATACATCTCTATGGAGACTATTCCAAACCCAGACCCTACCCAGTTGCCTTACAAGGCTCGTCGTATGTACGTAGAACGCACTGACGAGATTGAGGCTGGAGAGCGCGTTCAGGGTCGACTTGGTTCAATTGTTGAACAGCAGGACCTAGGAGTCGAGCGTATGCTCGACATGATTTTTGGTCAGAAAACTGACTCAAAAAAGAAGTCGTCCACGGCAACCGCCTAGACGATTCGTTAACGAATAGACAGGAAAACAACAGTGAGTTCACTCAACTGGGGCGATTTAGTTAAGGACGCTGGCGAATCTGCTAGCGGTTCTTACGAGCCGTTGCCCGACGGCGACTACGACCTCAAGGTTCTTGAGGCATCTTCTAGCGTAACCGCGACTGGTAAGACTATGTTCAAGGTAAAGGCTGAAGTACAGGGAGGCGCTTACAACAAGCGCCTTGTCTGGGATAACCTAGTTATCTCACCAGAGAACAAGAACGCACTAGGCATCTTCTTCTCGAAGATGGCAGCACTTGGTGTGCCTCGCGAGTTCTTCTCAAACAACAACCCAACTAATGCTCAGATTGAGGCCGCCATTAGTGGTAAGTTGTTCCGCGCTAACATTGGTTCTCGCGTGTGGCAGGGTGACCGTCGCAACGAAATCAAGAAGTATTATGTGGGTGCTCCAGTAACTGTTACTGCCCCAGCGCCTGCTTCTGCTCCAGCAGTTGCTTCTGCCCCACCAGCACCACCAGCACCGCCTGCGCCACCAGCACCGCCTGTGGCAGCACCAGCGGACGCGCCTTTCTAAACTTAGAAAGACAAAACCACGGAGGGACATCGCCTATTTATTTAGGCGGTGTCCCCCACTTTTAGCGAGAGAATATGTCAAAAATTTTTATTACAGGGATGTCAGCCCAGCACGCATCTCCAAATGCAAATACAAAAAACCTCAGTTTTGCGGGGGTAATAAATGCCGTGCTGAATTCAACAGACAGACACGAAATAACTTGGGCTAGCCCTAGTATTTATATGACTAAAGAGTCACTAGAAAAGTATGACCTAGTTCTAGTTGGGATTACTCCCGTCACTAGCGTTGGAGCGAACAGAGTCTATGGTGCTCTAAACGTAATTAGCGAAATGTGGGGGAGTGAAAAACTCAAACTTTTTACAGACAGCCCTAACAAGTCACAAATAGAGGTATCTCTCAGAGCGACTGTAAGCAACTCGGAAACCATAACCAAGCCGTTCTTCTCTTCTAGAAAAGAATACTCAAACTTAGTTTCAGATAATGAACTGATGGGTAGGGTGATGCGTGGGGCTGAATTACTATTTACCGAAGAGTGGCCTGTAACTGTCGTGGCATCTTTGCCTTGGAACAAAGTTGAAGATATAAAACTTCCGAAAAATGCTAAGCCAAATCTAAATCTAGTGAATTTAGACTCTCACTTAATTTTGGAAGACCCTGTCGAGTATCAGCGGACTGACAAGTGGTCAGTAGACACTCCAACATCTAAGTGGACTAAATCTATACTTGCTAGCGTTTCTTTGCCCAGTTCGCCTATGAAATGGAACAAGGGGTGGGACGACGAGCAAGTGTTCCTACAAATAGGTAGGTCAATAGGAGCGATAATCAGCCCAGAACAAAAAGATGGAACTTGGTGGTCTTACAGATATATACAGGCACTCAACTCCAATACTCCTGTAGTCACCGAATGGAAAGAAAGCCAGAGTATTGGGCTAGAATGGGCTATGCTGGCGTCGTCAATAGATAGCCTGCCTCAGGAGAGCAGAAATCTTTTGGCTATGGCTCAGAGAGACATTTACTTATCATCAATTAAAGACAAAAAAGAATCACTTAAAAATTTAGAGAATATTTTAGGAGTCAAATAATGGCAAAAGTAAATTACAAATGGGTAAAAGAGCAGTTTGCTAAAACTGGAGTATCTCTAGAAGTAGGCACATCTGTTCTAGAACTACTTAAGTTGTGGGAGACCGTATCTCCTAAGAACATAGAAGATTCTAAGAAAGTCTTAGAGATTTTCTCAAAACTATCTTTAGGGCACGCGCTTGTCAGTGAACCAGTAGGTCCAGAGATTTGGGAAGACGCTAGACCAGGTTTTATCAAAGTTGCCGATATCGTGAGAGTAAAGCACGATGCCTTTGACGGTGACATCGGTAACCTTCACAACGGTAGAGTAGGTAAGATTGTGGCAATCCGCTCTGGAGACGTTATTATTAACTCTATAGACGACGTTAGCCCTGAAATTAAGGGGGCGCACTACTCCCCAAACAAACTAGAGAAAAGAGTTCGCTAGTGAGAACCAGAATGACTTTTATAGTAAGTGGTACTACCCATAGCAATATCGTGAGATTGGCTAACCAAGTGGTCGCTGACTACCTACAGTGCTCTGTAGCAGATGTAGAAAAGTTGGCAGACATTGAGATAGAGGTTGAGCAGAAGACCCCTGTAGGCTCAGTGCCTGATGGATATTTGGAAAATTATTCTGGAAAAGTATTTGCAAAAATCAAATAATTACGCTACTATGGACACAAAGACAAAGGACAAACATGCAAACTTTCATTACAAGTAAGTATTCCTCTGAAATCGCTCAGAACTTGGACAATAAGCGCCTACACAAGCAGGCTTTAGAGGCTTGGCAAATTCTTATGGTCTTGTGTGAATTAGACCCTCAGGGCAATGAGCGTAAGCCTAAAGGTTGGGTGAACCACCCTGCCGTCAAGATGTGGCGCGGTAGCGAATACTACCTTTACTACTACGCCTGCCAAATGGTAGAAGAGTGGGAAAAACGAGGGTACAAGAGCACCCTCAAAAGCAAACTATGGAATACTGTATTGGCTGCCGACCGAAAAGGTGTTCTCTCCATTGGTGAAGGTATCAACGAACCTTCTTGGTGGCTAGACGAAGCCACAATGAAAAGGGTCATTTCCAGTCACAGGCGTGCCTTACTTGTAAAAGATTATGAGTGGTATCACCGTTTCGAGTGGCAAGAAGATACCGAATTTTACCCAGAGAGTTACGAATATTTCTGGCCTGTAGCCTCATAAACTCTTTCGGCGTGTCGTAAGGCATTATTTTTCTTTATAGTAATGTATAATCTTATTGAGGTTATACAATGAAAGATTCTAGAATTGGCGAACTCCTTTGGAGTGAGTGGACTGGTAGCGGGTATTTTCCTGAAAGCGCCCAGTCGGATTTTTCATTTTTTACTGAAGGACACATAGACACATCCAACGAAATTGTAAAACGTGCGCTCGCATCGGCAATACAAAGAGACGGCTCGGTTGACTCACTGTCCCAAGCCTTCAAATTATTAGAGTCTTGCGAACCTGTTTTTACATACGCTGGGTTCATCGAAGGTGACACTGAATACACTGCCTGTGATGAAAATGGAATGACATCTCACGAAGACATAGTGGATGAAATAATTCCAATCACGGTGGTAGATATAAGTGTTATTTGACCCTAACGAAGACATCTGGCGTTGGCAAGATAAATCATTGTGCTCTAAAAAAGAGTACAAGCACATGATTGATTGGTTCTTTTCTGAAGATACCGAAGAAAAATACGCAGCCAAAAATCTTTGTTTTGCTTGTCCAGTGA